ATAAAATTACTATCAGCAGTTCTTTTATATTCTACTTGGTATTCTCTAACAAATTGGTCTGGTGATGCACCGATAGTTATATTCATGGCAACAATAACTGTTCCGTCATTATAAGATATTAGTTCATCAGCTAGGGTGACTGAAGATGGAGGCGACACTGTAAAGGGATCAGGGAAATTAGTATCACCAATAGTAGCTACTTCGTTAATAGTGCTAAATGTGTACCAACTGTCTTGGTGTTCCTGTAAAGATAGACTAGCAGTAAAATTTGCATTTAATGTCATACCACTTACTCTGAATGGTTTATTTACCATTCCTAATATTGTTGAACTAACATTCACAATATCACCTATTGCTAAATCTAATGCTTCATAATTAACAGTAAGTCCTAGCTTCAAATTGTTTCTACTTCTTTGAAGAACAATTTTTCCAAATTCGTGTGCTTGATAGGGTGAGTTAATTGTATCTAAAGTGACATTTCCTTCTTGTAAGAAACCGCCATCAGCAGTCTTTAGTGTGTCATGGTCTGTATCATAAACAATAGTATCTGCTTGATAGCCCTTTTCAGGATTAACAAAGTTTACTAAGACACGATTATATTTTTGATCTTTTCTTTCACTTTCTAAGTTAATACCACCTATAATATTATCCTCATTTAACGTAAAAGTTGCAGTGCCTGTGCTTTCTATTAAAAGTTTATATTGACCTTGAACATAAGGTAATAATCCCCTCATACCTCTTAAAAGAGTTTTAACGTTATCTAATATTTTTTTATTAGTATTTAAGACTGCATTACATTCAAATAATTTTCCTGTTGTTCCTGTGTAATAAGTGACTGTTGTATCTGCTATTTGTGATGCTGAATAAAAACTAGCAACATCAATTTCTGTCAATGGAATACCTTTCCCATATCTTTCATTTCTTAAAAAATCTAATAAGACAAATGCAGGATTGGTAGAATATTGTCCTGTGGTTTCATTACTACTACCATCAAAGGTAGAAATCTTTTTACCTTGAACTTTTACTTTAATATTGGGAATACCTGAATATTTATCCGCATCCCACTCAAATCTAAAAGCCACATAGCAAATTCCAGATAATTTGTGATTACTACCCCAATTTGTAAGTGTTGATAATAAACTTGAAGCTGATTGCCCATCTGCACCATAAAAAGGTTGTGCTTTTACAGTTGTTCCATAATTACTATCATTAGAAGTAATTTCTGTACCATTAGCAAAACTACCACTAAATGTGACTGTTTCATCATTGACTTGAATTTCTGTGACTGCATTGATTTCACCCTCACATAGCACTAGAGCCATGTAAAGATAAGTATTATCATTTCCGCTTGTTTCTACAAATACTCTAGTTCCACCAAGTAATCTCTCTCCATAAACTACAGGGATTTGTGCATTATTAGATTGTTTATTTACTAAAGTTCCTCTGATTTCCTCTACTTGTGGTAAATCTGGAACTTCTGGGATATCAATAAACCAAGATACTACCTTTTGTACCGCTTTTTGAATTGGTTTGATTATCTCTGCCATTGTTTATTTACCCTAATAATTCTATTGTTTCTAAATGCTTTTACCCAGACTATCTCTTTATCATATTTTATATTTCTAGCAAAATCTTTACACCAATTAACCATATCCTTTATATTTTTACTACATACAAAATTGGCAACACATAAATTATTACCACAGTTCCAATTAGTTTCATCAATGATAGCATGGTTAATAAACTTATTTTTTTGTATATCATTAAGAAATGCCCAATTAATGAAACCTATAATTTCTTTATCTTTAAATACCTTGTATTGGTTTAGGGTAAAACTTGGTTGTAAATGTTGTTTTAAATCTTGGTTAGAGTGTTCTTGATATTCTTTAAATTTTTTTAGGAACTCAATAACTTCAATCAAGACCTTCCCCATTTAATATCTTGAATTGTTTGTCCTGCAAATTCAAATCCTCTATCAGTAGCAAATAGTCTTTGTTGGCTTCCTTCGTTTGTTCTTCTACCTGCTATTCTACTAAAATCTGAAAAATGAGAAGTACAGATCAATGCTATAGTAGCTTTTGCAGTATCCATTCTAAAACTCTCAATATAGCCTTTATCATAGTTGTAGGTATCAATTAAAGCATCTGTGCTATTTAATAATCCAATATCAATATTGACTATATCATTGGCTACATTGTTATTTAAAATAATAGATGTAAACGCACTATCTACTGCTGATAGATTAACTGTAAAATTAGAAACATTTATTTCAGCACTTTCCGCCTTATTGGTAATAGATAATAAATGCCCACTTGCAGTATAACTATTAGAATTATGAGTTATATCTTTGTAGTGATTAGTAATTCTTTGAGGTGTTGGGAATAGTATTTCTACTAAGAGAATAGGCTTGATATTTTGATTTGCTAATTCAGTTTTTAAAGCACTAGATAATCCTCTAGCCATTACAATGCCTCTATAAAATCAACTTCAAATTTATATAAATCTATATCATCAGTATTAAATTGCTGAATATCATTAGTCAGTCTTACAGTGAATGGAACATTATCATAAGTTATTGTGGCATCATCAGCTAGGTTTTCTCTTAATGGTGGCTCTATTGTTAAAGTAGATGCATTTCCTGATGGGTTTACATCTTCAATAATCATATAGACTTTGTCATGACTACCAAATTTAATAAGATCACCTGCTTTAAATGCACCATTAGAATTATTATGATGTCCGTCTACTGCTATGGTTGTATCACCTGCGGTATGTGCGCCATTAACTAATACTGTTCCTTGCTCATTACCTCTAGCACTAGAAATAACAGGTGGAACTATTTGGAATGTTTCTTTTTGACCTCTTTGTTTAATTATAAATGCATAAACAGGTGCAAATTTAGTTCTTCCCATGGGTGGGTATGAAGCTGAAAACTTCCATCTTTGACCATCTATTTGAACGCTAAACATCTTACCACTGTCTGTAGTAGATGTGATTGTTTTTTGCTCGGAACTAAATCCTAATGCTTTAAATGTAGGTGATGTTGGATATGTGCCACTCATTAAATCAATGCTTCCTTCCCTTGACTATTCAGTGCATCATTTATCACATTAACAATAACACTTCTACGTTTAACTAATAAATTATCAAATCCTTCTGTGTCATTAGCATATACATTTAAATTGACTGTTGTTTGTCTAGCTAATTGAGAATTAGGTACAATAGTTCCTGATTGATCTGGTACAAACATCTCAGGCTTACCACCTTCTCCTACCATATAACTTGATCCTGCTTGTACTCTACCACCCATAGCCCTACCTTGATATTGTTGTGATTGAATACTTGCAATTTGTACTGCACCCATAGCACCAATTAAAAATGCTCCAATATAATTAGCAGTTGATAATGCTTTTGTGACACCTTGAGCAGTATTGACAATAGCCTCTGCGGTAGCTAAGGCTTTATTTAACTCAAATGCTTTTTTGTTATTTTTAGCTAATGCTCCTAATACTTCTTTACCTGCTTGAATAGTGAAATCTTTTTTTGCTTCTTCTGATAGTTCATTAAACTTTAATTCTTGGAATTTACCTGATTTGAATATTTGTAATTGTTCATTAACTTCTTGCTCTTTTAATGCTTTTCTATCTTCTATACCTTTTGCTAGTATTTCAGTCTTTAAACGCTCATATTCACGATCAGACATTAACCCATTCATCTTGGCTATATTGATTAATTTTAATTCTTCTTTTTCTTTATTTAATTGAGCAAGATATGGATCATATGCTTCTTTTAATGCTCTAATTCCATTAGTCACTCTTTCTTGTAATTCCCTAAATTGCTCTAATCTTTTGTTGTTTTCTTCTAAGACTTTATTTTGAGATTTATCTAATGCTAAACGATCTCTTGCGTCTTGATTCCCACCTTTGAATACATTATCTAGATTATCTTTTACTAGACTAGAAGAACGACTTAGTGTTTCAAAGATTTTAGCATAAGAATCAGCATCAGCTTGAGCCATTTTCAATAGATCAATTTGTTCACTAATTTTATCAATGGTTGTTTGTAAATCAGCATTTACATTATCCATCCCTTCTTCACCTTGAAGTTGCTCAGGGATAGGTATTATTTTACTTTGTATTCTTTCAAGTAATAATTCTAATTCTTCTATTGAAGCAGTAGCTATATCAATTTCACCTGCATCAAATGCTTCTTCAATTCCTTTTAATTGTTTACTTTTATCAATAAGTTTATCAATTTCTCCTACTAAAAATGAAATAGCACCAAATGCAACCGCACCTTTTTTACCAAATAGTAATACTGAAATTATACCTGAGGTTTGAACAAATGTAGGTAGTGACTTAAATCCTTCAATTGTTGTTCCTAAGGCATTAGCAATATTCTTAACTGCAGGTGCTACATCTTTAATTGTATCTGTTGCTGATGTTAACGCTCCTGCAAAATTTTCACCAATAGCAGTTGCTATATCTTTAATTTGTTGTTCGTTTTCTTCTAAGAATGTATTTAAATCACCAAACTCACCTTTAAGTTCATCAAAGAAGCCTGCCGCTACATCTTTTTGAAAATTAAAATACTTATCTCCAATCATTGAGATAGTACCTTCAAGAGTTGTAGCTAAATCTTTAGTAGCCTTAGCAAATCTTCCATCTCCTGCAAATAGTTCTTCAAATTTTGCTACTGTTTCTTCTGCAGTGACTTTAGCACCTGCTTGGAAACCTAATAAGGCTCTAACACCTCTTTCTCTAAATAAATCAGCAGCACCAATACCACCTGAAAAGGCTCTTTGAATTTGGCTAGATGTTGTTTCAAAATCTAATCCTGTGACTGCTGCTACATTACCAGTAATTTCTAATATTCTATTAAGATCATTAGCATCATCAGCTACAACTGCTAAATTACCTGATGCCCTAGATATTTCCTCTAAAGAGAATGGTACTTTACCTGCAAACTTTGTAAGATTATCAAATGCAACTGCACCTTCTTCTACTGATCCAAATAAAAACTTAAATCTAACTTGTAGGCTTTCAACTTCTTTACCTACATTAACAAATGATCTTATAGCTGCACCTGCACCAATACCTATCAATGCACCTTTTAAACTAAATACTGATGATTTTACTGAGTTGAGCCTATTTTGTACTCCTGTTAAGGCTCTTTTCGTTTTGTCT